TTATACCGGAATTCCGGCCGCTTTGCGAACCTCATTCGCAAGACGATTGAACTCGTTCTTCGACGCCTGATCGACCGCCGCATACCATCCCGCCGACAGGAACCGGATGATTTTCTCCGCGTCTTCCTTCGTCATCTCATATTCCTCCTGATTATTCGTGTTCGTGTTCCACCAGCCTTCGCCGCCATACGACCGGTTCAGGTCCAGCGAGACGCCGGCCACCGAGGTGCCATTCTGATATTGATAAATGTTGGCGTAGCTGCTCACCTTGCCCTTGCTCCAGGCGTACGTCTGCCAGAAGTGCGGGCAAGCGCCGCGCTTGTGCATCTCTTCAATGACGGCGTAGGAGCCGTAAACGCCAGCTTCGTAGCCGGGAATCTGGGCGGCGGCCGCCCTCAGATATGCTTCGATCGCGTCGTAATCCGCCGGTTGGGCGTCATAGTCGACCGCGAAGTAGATCGCGCTGCCCTTGGGCTGGGCGATCGTCTGGGCTTCGGCGAGGGCGGCGGCTCCGTCCGCCTTGCCGTAGGCGGCTCCGCCCTTCGGGCGGCTGGCGGTCGTCTCGTAGACGGAGACGATCTGCATGCCGGCGGCGGTGATCGCGTCCGCTTCGGTCTTGGTCAGCCGCTTCCACGCGTATTGGGCGGGGACGAGGTAGCGGGCCGCGAACTTGTAGCCGGCCGCGGCGATCTGCTTCGCTGTCGTCGCAGTCAGCGGCGTGGCGCAATCGATGCCGGGCGTCGGGGTTGTCGTCGTCGCGGATGTCGTTGTCGAGGTTGTCGTAGCCATGGGAGTGCTCTCTCCTTCCGTTGTGGGTGAAGTTCGAACGGCATCGTACTGGTTAAGGTTATAGGTATCCATAAGCGAGATCAGCTTGGCCGCATACGTTGGGTCCGTTGCGTAACCTGCAGCCGCAACCTCCCGGGCGGCGGTTCGCCCGTCCGTGTTAAGCACTTTCTTGTACCGGCTGCCGCTCAGCAGTTTGGAATGGTCGGCGATCGACTCCAGCCAACTGTTGTACGCGCGGAACGCCGCTTGCACTTGCGTCGCGCGTCCGTCCACGTACTCCGTCGTCGCCATCGTCACGCTCCCCGCCGGGCCAGTCCCTTTGATTCCGAACAGATTGTTCGCCTTGAGCGTCAGCCCGCTCCGTCCCCAGTTCGACTCCAGCGCCGCCTGCGCCAAGGTAAGGGATGCCGGGACGCCGGTGCTGCGTTGATCGGTTAGCACGTCGGGGATGATTCGGGCGAGGAAGCTGTCGTAGATGGTTATGCCGGTGGACTCGGACATCGAATGAATTCCTCCTCCGCTCGCGATAAAGGGGCGAAAAGACAAAGAGATGAAAAGATAAAGGGATGAAAAGATAAAGGGATGAAAAGATAAAGGGATGAAAAGATAAAGGAATAAAAGTTAAGGATGCTGAAAATTAGCGCCATTGAACATTAAGAACGTTAGGACGATCCACATCAGGGACGAGTTAGTTTATGTCTGCTCGGCGGGAAGCGGAACGGCGAACGTTGGGGAGCGGGGCGGAGCTGGGCAGGGAGGCGTTGGGAGACATGAGACGGCACCGAAGGATATAGTCAGTGTGCAGAAGATAGAGTTCGGCGTAGAGGAGCGGATCGATTGAGCGCAGACCGGATGCGACAGGGCAGGGACGGCAGAACGTGGGACGACAGAGCGAGAACGATAGTATAAGCTCGACAGCAGAGCGCCAACAGGTCGAGGATGAGAGGGCATGGACGATAGTATACAGACGATACGATAGTGCGAAGACTGCAGTGCAAGAGCAACAGTGCAAGGACAGCAGTACGCGAGAACAATAGCGTACGGGCAATGGTGCCAAGACGGTAGTACAAGAACAAATAACACAAGGACAGCAGGGCCGGTGCGGCACGCGCAGGGTCCCCTCTTGTTCGCCCGTCTCCGCAGGTGTAATTTATATGAAATTTAACATACAATTTCTCATGCGGAACCAAATAGGAGCTTTTTATACTAAAAACCACATATATTTACCTTATCAGCCTCTTCAACAGCACGATATATGTGGTTTTTCACATAAAACATGCGGTTAGGGGCTTGCAGAGGGAGATTGAATGTGAAATTTCGCATAAAATTGAGCAACAGTCTGTCCTGACACCGCCTGAATCGCGTCCCTTGTCCCTTCACACTAATCGAATGGGGGTATGCAGCCGTGCGTTCAGAAATCCCGCTCCGTGCCCCGTTGTCGCTACCACAACAACTTCATTGTCCCGCTCCTACCCAATCACACCTCCTCTTCCTCTTCACCCTTTTGCTTCAGCACAGCAATGACCTGACGGAGCTTATTCGGTATCGGAAGCCCGATTCGCCCGCAGTTCTCCGTCACCGACACCAACTCGTTCGCAATATAGAAGTAGATGGCCCCGCCCATGATCATCTCGCTTCCAAGCAACACATCTACTCGGTAACCGAGTAGAATGACCAACAGCATCAAGCCCTTCTTCGCTAGGCCCACCGTCCCGACCGCCGAATTCAGACCGCTTCCCTCCCGCATCGACGCGTACATTCCGCTGATGATATCGATGGCGATGATCGTCAGCAGGAAGGTAAGTGGCTCTGTCCAATGTCCGAATGCGAATGTAATGAATGCTCCGATAAGTCCCGTGATCCAGTTGATAATCGTTTGCCCGCTCACCTATTCATCCCCTCCCCATTTAAAGAGGCCGTGCCCTTGGCCCGACCTCAAATTTCCAAATATTTGCGATTTTCAAACACCGTTTCCTATGCATAGAAATCGCATATCTTATGTTCCGGATGCTCCCGCTCGAATTAGTGGACCTAACAATAAGATCAACCGTCTGCAGCAACAAGATTACCCTTCCACACATGTCTGCCAGATTCGACGCTTCTGACCTTCTGTTGTCCATATACAGCCCCAACCCGTTACCGTTAAAAACCGAAAATCAGGTGTTGAGTCATGATGCTTAGCACTCCCATTTCAAAACGCGTGATGACCCATACTTTACCTCCGACCGATAACAGCACCGGGTACAACCGATAATCCGCCCCGTTTGATACAGTGTTCGATTCATTGATCTCTTTCGGGTGGCGATCGTAGAGTAGAGTCAAGGCCCTCCAATGGTGTCGGATTAGTAGAAATTGGTTATAGTAGAGATAAACGATAGAAACGGACGATAGAGTTATGAAAAAAACGAAAAAGCGATCTTGCGTCTCGTATTCAGCCAAATGAGAAGCGACAAGTTGAAAGAAAAAGCGAAGAAGAACGCAAACTTTTCCGAAGCCCGGCAGAAGCTGCTGCCGGATGCGTTTACGTTGCTAAATGACGAACTGACCCGGGCGTATTACGAGGACGGCGATTTTAAAACCTACCTCGGATTTCGGCTGCTGGCGATGAACGGAAGCATCATTGAGTTGCCAAACACCCAAGAAACACAGAAGGAATACGGTATACGACGACTTATAAAGTCGGGTTTCGAATTGCAAGAGCCCTTTCCTCCCATCGGTACGGCCTAGAAAACAAACTGGCAATCAGCACTTGCCTGAGCCGCTATGATGATAATGAACGCGATTTGGCCAAACGGAATATCGAGCACATGCTCCAATTGGGAAGCGCATCGGTGCGTGATTTGATCCTGTTCAATCGCGGCTACCCGTCCGCTGGCTTTTTGCTGTATTACAAGAAAAGGGCATCTCTTACCTAATGCGTGCCCAAGGATCGTTTTACAAAGAAATCGTGAACACGACACGACCGGATGAGGTCGTTACCATCGAAATTACGAAGGCCCTGGCGAAAGAACGGAAGAAGCAAGGGAAGGACCTTGCCCCCGGAACCGCCCTGCAAGTCCGTGTCATCAAAGTGGAATTGTCCACCGGGGAAACGGAAATCCTGCTGACCAACGTTGGTGCTGAAGAGCTAAGTTATGAAGCGTGTAAGCCTCTGTATTTCAAGAGATGGGGCGCGGAAACCGGATTCGACGAATTGAAGCACAAGTTTGAGATTGAGAATTTTCGGGACAAAAACCTCAGATCATCGAACAGGACTTCTATGCCACGGTGCCGCTCATCAACATGGCTTCGGTCATGGAACAAGAAGCAGAAGAGCAGATGAAAGAAACGAAGCGAACCGAGCAACTGAAATATGCAGAGTACCGAATCAACAAAAACATTCTGGTCGGCAAATTACGCAATCGGCTCATCAAAATGGCACTGGAAGAGGACGATACCCGACGGGACGTGTTGCACGATCAGTTTTTGGAAGAACTTCAACGCAACATTGTCCCCGTCGTCAAGGGTCGTCGTTTCAAACGTGACAAGCAAACGAAAACCAACAAATTCACAAAGACCAAGCGGCGGGGGTTATAGGGCCCTTAACCTGACAACATTGCCCTCATCCGCCTCCTATCCAATCACCTTTAATACTGATTTCTTGATTTCACGTCGCCGAATTCCGTTATCCATTCAAGTAACAAGCCCATTTCCTCTTAAAATTTTTCGTAGCCTGACAGAATCTTATATTCTTTCGAATATGTCCAGATTCCAGCAGTAGGGTTATAGTCACACACAGTAATCGCCGCTGTTTCATTTATATGGGCTTTGTATGTGTATGCGGGAGAGGAGCCGCCAGCATTTATCTTGGCAAATCCAGACGGATATGGTGTAGTCCCTACTGTCGCATCGTCTCCACTAATTATAAATTCATTATTGCCTACATACTTAATCAATCCCGTTCCAGTGGGGCTTGGCAACATACTAGCCAAGTTGCTCGGCCAAATCTGAGACAGACTACTTCCCGAGGCATCGTAACACTGTTTGCCATAAATTAAACGTGTACCATTGCTGTTGACGTCCGCCTTTGTAGGAGCATACAGAGGGCCATCCATAGAACCAATCGAGACGACAGTTCCTCCGAATGTTCCTTTATACCATATATTCGTTGTTGTCCCAGTATTGACCCCGATGTAAGCGACATTATAGTCATCGAAGAGAACGGTATACACGTTTGATCCATTTAGGGGAGTCCACGTCCCCATCAGCAACAGATCAAGGCTTAATCGCACTACCGTCAATGGGTAGATTCCCTGATACGTATATACCGTTCCGCCTCTGACCGACAATTTTGAAGCAAAAGTGCTAACACCAAAGTCATAGTAGATAGGAGCAGTGGATAGATTGTTTATGTCATATCGGTAAAGCTTTGTGTCAGCCATCACGAACAGGTAATTGACGTAAGTAAGGAGTTTTTCGATAACCCCCCCTACGTTGATCGCTTGAACAAAATTGCCGTATCGATCAAATTTCTGGATTGTGGATGCTCCATTTTGTGCTAGATACGAATTCCCATTATCATCGACAGCGATAGAATTCGCAATCCAATTGAAGCTTGTACGTCGAACCCTCCATAACGGAGTGTCGAATCCAAGATTTTCTACAGTTGGGGAGTAGGTCCCCATTAGTCCAAGCACAGATATATTTTTTCGGATATTGGCCGACAAAAAATTATTATCCGATATCGTGACATAATCGCTCGCCCCATTACGATATCCTTGAGATGCCAATAGTCGTAAGGTCGTCCCGCTTATCGAAGAGGAAAGCGCGCTGGTCTCTCCTGATCGATTCACCATACTCCCCGCCACAACCCCGGCTTCCGTCCCCACCGTGTACCCGCTCAGAACCTGGGCCGCGGCGGCTGTGCCATACTCCCCCCCTTCACCCTGTAAGATAAAAGCCGTGCCGTTGTAGCGAAGGGTGTACACGCCCCCCGCAACCAACTTGCCGGACGTCAGAGCCGCGCCCTTGCTCGTCAGGATCGACTTGGCGCCCAAGCCGTTCACGTTGATCGTGGAGGCGCCCGTGTTCGCAGTGCTGATCTGTGCCGCGAGCGCCAGGCCGGCCGTCAACGAAGATGGCGCAGGCGACAGCGTGACCGCGTACGTATTGGCGGAGCCCGTTGCCGCGGCGTACGGCACATGCGAGGTCAAGTCCGAGACGTGCGACGAAGGAGCCGCATCCGTAATCCCGTACCCGCTCAGAGTCGTCGGGTTCGTTCCGCCCGTGACGCGGCCCTTGGCGTCGACCGTCACGCTCTTGTAGGTGCCGGCCGAGACGCCGGAGGCGCTCAGCGTCAACGCACCGGAAGCCGCAGCCGAGCCGTCGAAGCTGATGGAGGCCGTGCCGTCGCCGGTCAGCGAGAGCGTCCGCGCCGTCGCCAGCTTCGTTGCGGTGGCGGCGTTGCCGGTGACATCGCCGACCAATTGCGCGGATGCGTTGTAGACGGGAACCGTGCCCGCCGCCGCCGTCGTGCTCGCGTCGTAGCCGTCGAGCTTGTCCGCGTTCAGATTCGTAACCTTGGTGGTGGAGGCCACCACCAGAGGAGCGTTCCCCGTCGCCCGAGTCGACGTGATCGCCCCGCTCGCCGTAAGGTTCGCGGCGGTTACCGTCCCCGTAAATGTCGGAGAGGCCAACGGGGCCTTCCCTGCGATCGCCGAGTCGAGCACGTCCGCATTGTCGTTCAGATTCGCGATGTCGACAACGTCCGTTCCTTCCGGCTTCTTCAATCCCAAATTCGGTGTCAGTTGCATGAAGCCCTCACGCTCCTTCGTAAACTTTAAGTTCGTTCCACGTCTTCAATCCTGCGTCGGACCACAGCAGCCCGGACAGTTGATCCCATGTCGTGTACGTATATTTAATGCTGTAAACCAGGTGCGCCGGCTTGATCGCCTCCAGCATGGCCAGGAAGCCCTGCATGTTCGCCGGAATTCCCTTCACCCCGATGAATTGAATCTCGAACCGATACTCCGAAGAGTACTCCGTCACCCGAACCTCGCCGCCGCTGAACGCCGCGGCCGCGGAGACAATCGCCGCCGAAGTCGTCGTGCCGACTCCGCGAAGCGCGGCCGTCACTTGCTCCCGGCGCCGTTCCACCGTCTTGGACGAATCGATACCGAGCCCCAATTCGTCCTCCCAGCGATCCAGTCCCCACGTCGCCGTGCTGACGAACAGTTGGCGAAGAGTCTCGTCCGCCGCGAAACGCTGCATGCCCGCCTCTTCCGCGATCGTCGCTTGAAGAGCCTTCATCAAGCGGCTGTTCGCATAATAATAGGGCAGATAGCTTAACAGATCCGGCGGGTTGCCCGATGTCGAGCCCGTCTCCTCGGTCTCGTCCGAATAGATCAGCACGCCGTACGACGCTGCTCCGTATTCCACGGCCTACACCCCCTTCAACTGATTCCAGGTCACGCCGGGACTCAGCTTGGCGGCCACCTCAAGCTTGGTTGCCGCATCCGTAATGCCGTAGCCGGACAGCGTCGTCGGCTTGCCTGACACCCCTGTCCAGGCCACACTGTCCGCCGTTTCGGAGGAATCGACCTTGCCGTTGCCGTTCGTATCGTAGATGCCCTTCAGCATGTCTCCCACGGACTGAGCCGCCACGAGAAGCACGTTGCCCGAGGATGCCGTGCCGACATAAAGCTTCTTGGAATCCGTGCAATACCCAAGCTCTCCGTCCGCCAACGTGCCGATGGCGGCCTCTAGTCCGCGCCGGATTTGGATCAGAACCTTGCGAGCCATAACCTCATCACCGCCTTAGAACGTTCCGCCGTCGATCGTGCCGACCGTCAGGCGGTTGCCGTTCGCCGAATCGTACACAAGGCTGCTCTCGTCGATATAAGCGGCAACCCCGCTGGAGCTGACCGTGATCCCCCGGTAAGCCTTGACCGCGACCGCATCCGCCGCAACCGTGATCCCGTTGCCGGCACCGACGTCCAGAACGACCGTGTCCGCCTGCCCGCCTCCGGTCAAGCCGGCCCCTGCCGTAACCGTCTGCAGAGCGCCGCCCGTTCGCACCCAGGCGGTCCCGTTCCAGCTATAAATTTTCTGCTCGGCATCCACATAACACGTCCAGCCGACGTCAGGCGTATAGTAAACCCAAGCGCTCGACTGCCATTCGGCGATCTGCGTCTGCTTGCCGGCCCATGCCCCTGTCGCACCGGTCGGAACGATGTAGCGATCCCCTTCCGCGTTGCCGGAGGCCGGAGGCGTCGTCGTCGTTTGATTCTTGACCGACGCCTGGGGCTCGATGTTGTGCTTGGCCAGCTCGATCTCGTTCCGAATCTTCTGGGCGGACCACAGCTCCGTGGCCGACGTTCCGGAGTCATTGATCTGTCGGTGCTTGGCCGCATCGTCCAAGTGGGAGCGCGCTTCCGCAGCGGTCACAGCCGCCGTGCCGTCGCTGAGCCTGCTCACGCGGCCGGACGTCAGCTCCGTCTTCAGCACCTTGCCATAGCTCGCTCCCTCCGCGATGTCGTCAAGCGTCCCGGTCAGATCGGACAAGCCGATCGCGTTCATCCTCACCCATTGCGTGCCGTCGTCCAGATACAGATAACCGGCGTTTGATCCCGAAGTGACGTAATACGTGCGACCGGAATAGGCGGCGCTCGGCCGGTTCGCGTACGTGCCCGACATGGCCCGGCCGACGAACAGATTGCTCGTTCCGTCGCCGATATAGACTTCCTTCGTATCGGTGCAGAACCCCATCTCCCCGGACAACAGAGCGCCTCGGGCCGTCAATTCCGCCTTGGTGCCGCGCCGGATTCTTACTGTTTGCGCCATGTTAAACCTCCTCTTAAAATGTTCCTCCGTCGATGACCCCGAAGCCCACGTATTGCTCCAGCTCCTCCCGGGTCTCGTTCAGCCGATCCTGCAGCAAGTTGATATCCTCCGCTTCGACCGTGTCGCCCGGAGTCTCGTAAACGACATAGACCGGGTTCGCCTCCGAATAGATGCGAATCGATCTTCGCCATGGCGAATCCGAAGGAATCGAGACGGCGAAGTTCGTCACCTGCTCCCCCGACAGCCGCGATCCGGTATACACCCGAATGGAGGACACCGGAACGTTGTCATGGGAGAGAGGCCCCTCATAGACTCCGTTCGAAGTAGGGAACGCCTCCTCGATCGAATACGTCTCTCCGCTTGGCTTCTTGTTCAGCTTGGCGGCGAACTCATATCCCATGCCCTACACCCCCAATTCGACGCTTCCCAGCACCGGAATCTCCTCGTCCGCAAGAGGCGCGTTCGTCGCAGCCCCGTTCACCGTGAGCTCCGAATAATCGAGCACCCCCGGAACGCCGAGCAGCAGAGTTCCGAGCTTCGCGTTGCTTACATACGAATTCTTGAACACCGTCTCGCGAAAATAATCCGCCACCAAAGCCTCATACGAGTCCTTGACCTCCTGCAGCGAGTAACCGGCAGCGAGCGACACCGTCGCCGCCACGTTCACGGTCTTCGCCGCCGCGGGAGCGACCGTCACCGTCGCGCCGATCGGCCTCACGCTCTCCACATAATCCCGGGTTTCCTCGACAAGCGCCGAGTTCGCGGGCAGCCGCTGCGCATCGGCCAGCACAAGCTTGACCGTGCCCGGGCCGTCCCAGAGCGGGAACACCCGCGCATCCCCGACACCGGGCACCTCGAGCGCCCACTGGCGGTACTGCGCCGCATTGCCCGAGGTGGCCGGCTGGCGAATCTTCGCGAGCAGCCGAACGAGCAGTTCCTCGTCGCTCTCGATGTCCGAGCCGCCGCTCATCGCCGCTTCGTTCGACACCGCCGTCACCCCGGCGATCGCGATCATCGTCAGCTTAACCGCCAATGCGGCCACATTGCCCCGCGCTCCCGCTTCCGCTGCCGTCACCGCGACGAGCGCCGTCCCGCTCGGGCCAATCGCCATGTCCGCATCGGTCGCGAACTCGACCGATGCCGAATTCGTCGCCGAATCCGCCTCCGTCGCCAGCAGCGTCCCCGCAGGAATGACCGTCCCCTCCGCTCCCGTTATTTTCACCGAACCGGTTGCCTTCTGGGCTTCCCTGCGGGCGATGCCGTGCTCCTCGCCCCTCAAGTCCAGGTAAGCCCCGAATGTCGTGGACGCGAACCCCCGCCTCAGCACCTCCTGCGCCCAGACCGCCGAATTAAACAGCTCGTAGGCAATCGGGGCCAGCGCATCCCAGAAGAAGGAGCCCTCCGACTTGTCTACGTCCGCAGGCAGGCGAGCCAGCATCCGGTCCATAATGGCTTCCTCCGTCTGGTCTTGCAAATAATCCGGCAATGCCGTCATATCGTCGTCACCACGCTTCCTTGAACGGTTCCCGTCTCCTCGCGCGCATTCCTTGCCTCACACGAGAACGCCACCCGCTCCTTCTCCCATTCAAAAACAAAGTTCCCGACCGCCGCTGTCCGGGGATCGGCCATCAGCGTCTCCGTCGCAATCCGCGCAATCTCGCTCTGCACGGCCTCTCGGGACAGGTTCAAGCCGATCAGCCCGTCGAACTCCTGCCCGTACCCTCTCGAATACACCAGATATTTATATCGCTCCGTCAGAAGCGCCTTGGCGCACCATTCCAGCCAGGCCTCCGTCCCGTCCGCTTCCGCGATTCGGCCGGTCGGCGTTCTCACGAAGTCTCCCGCCAAATAATCGAATCTCGGGCTGCGGCCGAAGACGATCTCTTCCTCGCCGGTTGCCGCCGCTGCCGCGTCCTCCGCCGTCTCCGCCTCCGGAAACAAGCTAGCCATCCGCGCTCACCACCTTGCACACGACTACCGCATGATTGCCGTCATTCACGGAGATCGCCAGCACCCGGTCCCCCGGGACAAATCCGCTTCTGAACTCCACCTTCACTCCTTCGACCTCCGCTTGCGCGAAATCGAATCGAGTCGGCACGGAAGTCGAAGCTCCCGCCAGCGCAGTCCCGTCCTCCCGAACCGGCGAGGTCATCGTCCCCACCATGGAGAAGTTCGGAAGATGCAGCTTCGCCGTCCACTCCGCCACCCCGTAATCCGGAATCTCGTGCTTAAACGAATCGAGCTTCAGCCCGCCGCCTGTGATCGTCCCAAGCTCCGCGCCGACTCCCGACACCGCCTGCGACACGATCCCGCTGAACCGCCGCTCGAGCGAAGACACGAGATTCCGATAAGGATCAGACACACCAATCCCTCCTTACTTTCGCCTCTCTCGCAAGTTCCAGCTCCATATGCCCCGGAAGGCCAAGCCTGTGCTTGACCGACAGGACGTAGAGCTCCAGCCCGTTTAACCGAACCTTGTCCCCGGCGCGAATCGTATTGATGTCCGGAGCCGTCACCGTGAACGTCTCCTGCATGCCCATCAGCAAGTTCTTGGCCGCTTCCTTGGCCTGGGCCACCGTCTCGATCGCGCAGTCCTGAATAACCTTCTGCAGCGTCCCGTACTTCTCGATCTCCCCTTGGACAATCGCCAGCACCGGAGACAGCCTCTTATCGCTCCCCGAGCTGCCGAGCACCTTCACCTGCGTCACTGCGCCTTCCAGCGTGCGAACCTGCACGACCTCTTCCAGCGCCTCGAGCTCCCACACGTCGGAGTTGCTCCCGATCCGGTAGAGCGTAAGGCCCCCCTCGTCCATCCGGGGACGGTACATGTCGCCGCCCTTGTCGGTCGTCTCCTTCAAGTCTTCCTGCACCATGGAGAAAATCGACTGAATGCGCCTTACGCTGCGAGCGAGGAGAATCCGGGTGTCCGGAAGCGATCCGATGGGGATGTTCCAGTCCTTCGCGTAGGCTCTCAGCCTTTGCGAGGCCGTCTGTCCCGCAAGCAGAAGCCGCTCGTCCTCCGACTTGGCCAGGTAGATCGTCTTGTCGTAAACCGTAAGGGTAAGCCGCTTGCTGCCGTTGTTCGTGCTGGAGCACTCCCAGATAAGGCCGGGATTCAGCAGATCCTTCTTGCCCGAGCCTCCGTATGGCGTGCCGGAGATCCGGATCGACTGGCCGGGAGCGATCGCCGGGAAGTCCGGCGTGACCGCAAGCAGGATGCTGACGCGGCAAGCGATCTCCTCCAGCGATTCCTCAAGCGTGAGCTCCTCGACCAGGTCGGTGAGATCGTACTTCTCAGCCAGAACCACCTCGTAACTCATGGCATCACCAGCTTCTGTCCAACGCGGATAAGGTTCGGGTCCTTGCCGATAACCGCCTTGTTTCTCTCATAGATGACGCTCCACTTCGAGCTGCTGCCGAGCTCCCGCTTGGCGATCGCGGACAGCGTATCGCCCGCCTTCACGACATAAATCTTCGGGACGGCCTTCGTATCCGATCGGACGGCGGAAGCTCCCGCCGCCTCCGCGCCCGCCTTCTTCACCTTCATCTCCCGCCACGTGCGGAAGGTGATGTCGAAGCTGATGTCGCCCGGCTCGCCTCCCCGGAACACGGTGTTGACCGAAGCGACGAAGACGAGAACGTTGACCTTCGTCTCCGTGATAAGCAGCCGAACCGGCTTCTTGGCAACCAGGAGCGTGATCAGCTTCTGAAGCGCCAGTTGCGGATCGGGAATGCCCGTATAGCGGCAGTAGCTCGAATCCTCCGTCTGGGGGAAGAACGAGGAGAACGAGATCTCCTTGATCTTCGATTGCTGCGCCATATCGACTTCGCCGAGAGAGATGATCTGGAACGTCTCATACTGCTTCTCCCGGTTGATCGCAATCTCTTCCGGGTTCACCGGGAAGTGGAACTTGTCCGTATCGTCTATCAAATAAATGTCCATTCGCGTTCACCCGCTCTCGAATCGTCTTGCGCCTGCTCAGGCGCGGTTCTCGATGCTCTGGCGGATCGAGACCGCAAGCTGCGCTCCGATCTGCGCGGAGATGGCGTCGTAGTCGATCTGCTGGTCCTGCCGGATGCTGAGCTGGACGGCTCCGTTCATGATGCTGACATTGGTCGAGGCGGATGCCGTTGCCGCTTGGGCGGAGGCTTTGATCCCGAGGTTTGTCTGCGCATAGATAGAGCTCGTGCCGGACACGACCGCGCCTCCGTCCGTCGATTCGGGCATCACTTCCGGCGCCTTCTTCTTCTTTTTCCAAGGCCACTTGATGCTGCCCGCCGCCTCGCCGATCTTGCCGCCGATCCAGCTCCCTGCAGCCCCGCCTACCATCGTCCCGATCGTCGTTCCGATTCCCGGGCCCAGGAAGGTGCCCAGGGCGCCTCCCGCAATCGCACCGACGCTTCCGCCGATCGCCTCGCCGATCGCCTTGTTGCGTTCCTTGCCCGGCTTCGCCGTGGCGATGTCGAACACATCCAAGGCGAGGGCAAGCGGCCTGGCCGCTTTACCGACAGACTTGCCCAGCAGCTTGCCGACCGATTTGGTTGCGGTGCCGACCTTTTTGAGCGGAGTCGCAAGGGAGCCGGCTTTGCCTTTGAGCCAGTCCTTCGCACCCGATAGCATCGCCCCGCCCGATGGCAGCTTGCCTTTGGCCCAGTCCTTCGCCCTCGATAGCATCGCCCCGCCCGACGGCAGCTTGTCTTTGATCCAGTCCTTTGCCCTCGACAGCTTCGCCCCGCCGGACGACACCTTGTCCTTGACCCAGTCCTTTGCTCGCGACAGCTTCGCCCCGCCGGACGACACCTTGTCCTTGGCCCAGTCCTTGGCCCCCGACAGCTTGTCCTTAACCCAGTCCTTCGACCCGGAGAAGATCGCCTTGCCCCATCTCAGCGCGCCGCCGATATTTCCCAATTTGCCGAGTTTCTTTTTGAACAGATCGTAGAGATCTCCGACGAATTTCTCTACCAAGGTCTCGATTGCGGTCTCGAGTATTTTCTTCAATAGCTCCTTCCACCAGCTATCGCCGCCCTGACCGCCATCCGAACACTTGCATTTACACTTGCAGTCGTCTTCTCTGCCGCCCTTGCCCGTAAACTTCATTGTGATCTCGGCCATGATCTTGGCGGTAATCTCGAGTTTGACGTCCAATTCGAGACTCGCTTTGAGCGAAGCTTTGAACTTCTCCAGCAGCTTGCTGCTCAGCGAGAACTTCGCCCGGACGTTGATCACCCAATCCGTGCGCGTCAGTTCGGTCAGCTTCATGCGAATATTCCGAATCGGCTTGCAGAGGCAATCGCTCAGCCGAATGACCGGAATAATCCGAATTCGGTTCAAGGCCTCCGCCCGCCGTTTGATCTTCTCCATATACTTCTCCATCGTCTTCAGAGCCTGGCCCGTCTTCCGCAGGCCGTCGGCGTCGATGACGATATCGATGCTCGCGACAGATTCCGCCGCCATCCTCGCACCTCCTTCCTACCCGGAGCCGGCCGCCTTGGAGGCGGCCTCCAGCTCGAGCTCCATGCTTGCCATCAGGAACAGTTGCTCGCCGCGCGGCAACTGCCAGAATTGACCGGGGCGCAGGTGATGGCGGACCCAGATGGCATGAAGCATGCCGGCTTTCGCCCCGGTTCGGATCAGTTTTTTACGTCTTCGAGCTCCGTGTTGAAGCCGGACAGATCGAGCACCACGTCACCCAGGGCCGACAGCTCTCCGGCAAGCAGAATGCGCTTGATCACTTCTTCCGCTCCGCTGGCCGAGAATTTCGTTACCAGCTTCGCGTCGCCCCAATTCGGGGTGACCGTCGCAGCCGCGATCAGCGAGACGTTGAACAGCTCCTCGTCGAGCCGCTCGATCGTCTGGCCGCGCTTCTCCTTGCGCTCCGTGCAGCGCTCGCGAATCGCGAACACCTGCTTGCCGGTCAGGCCGCGCAGACGCACCGGGATGCCCATCCGCTCCAGCAGCACCGCCTTCTCCGGCACGGTGTCGGCGGCAAGCAGCCGCTCGAGCACCTGGTCTTCCGTCAATGCTTCGAATTCCGATGCCATTGCCCGTTCCCTCCTTTCCTTAGTTGGCCGTAATCGGATCGAGCAGCTCGTAGCCCTCGAACGTGAAGGCCGTCTCCTCGGCCACTTCCTCGCCCGCCGTCCAGTTGGCAAGCTGGATCTTGTCCGCCACGCAGTTGATAAGGCGAATACGCTCGAAGCCGTAGGACTCCGGATCGGCCAGCTTGTTGATGACCTCGAACTTCGCGAAGCCCTTCTGGATCATGTCGCTCGTTACCTTGTAGCCGCTCATCGTGCCGGTCCCCTTCTTCGCCCCGAGCTTATGAACGGTCCATTCCGCGCCGGCCAGCTTCAGCTCGCGCTTCTCCACCTCCACGGAAGCCTCCAGGTGGTTGATGTTCGTCTGCCAGACACCGTCGATAAACACTTGCCCGTACGTACCCAGAATCGCTCTCGTCGGATCCATCATGTTCCGTTATCCCCCTTATTGCACGGTAAACGTGCCGAAAATTTGTTCCACCACATCGGTCAGCTTCGCTTCCCACTTCAGGAAGACCTGATCCGCTTCGGCGGCGATGCTCTTGTCCTCGTACACGTCGAAGCCGGTCGCTTCGATGACGCCGGACTGCGCCAGCGACTGCAAATATTGCTTGCAAGCGCCGATCAAGGCCAGGCGGCCTTCCTCCGTGTTGTTGACCTTGCCGACATAGCTGTCCTCCGCCGTGCGTCGCAGATCCGAGTTGATCGCATCCAGCACGCGGATCGTGCGAATCTTTTTCCAAGCCGCACTCTGGCCTTGGCCGGGAGAGACGAGGCTGTTGACGCCGCGAAGCGCCTTTACCTGACGACCGTCATGCACATGGAGGAAGACCCCGCCCGCAACCGCCTGCTCCTGTTCGCTGCGAGTCCAGCGGCGCGATACGTCCTGGAACGGAGCCGAAGCGTACGTCGTCGATTCGCTGAGGCTCTGCCCCGCGATCAGGCCTGCCACATAGGCGGACAGCTGCGCCGAGCTGTAGACGGCATCGCCTTCCTTCGCGCCGACACCGACGCTCACGATGCCCTCGCTGTTGAACAGCGCGCTGCGAGCCGTCGCCTTCGCGACCGCGTCCGCCGCCTGATCGTCGCCGGAGGAGCCGCCGAGCACGGCGATGACGCCGAGTCCTTCCGAACGAATGCGGGACACCCAGCTCAGCACGCTTGCCTGCAGGGAAGCCTCCGATTCTCCATCCAATGCGAAAGCATCGAACGCCTGCGTCTCGAATGCGGCGAACGCTTCTTGATAATCCGCGTTGTCGATGCCGCCGATCCCGGAGGAGCCTCCGTCCAGCGCAGCCCCGATGACGGATGCCAGCACGCCGTTGCCCTCGCCCAGCTTCTCCGCGGTCACCCACTTGTTCGCGGCATCGCCGTTGACGGCGTCGACGGCCGCCTGAATCGCATCGCCCGCGAATGTGAAGGTGCGCAGCAGCGTCGCTCCTTCATAGAGCTTGAGATCCTTCTTGCTCGAATCGGAGGCGTTCTCCTGCACGGTCGCCTTGAACGCATTGCCGCGTTCGCCCGTATAACGCGCTGTCAGCTTCAGGACGTTCACCGGCGTTGCCGTCGTGTCCTTAAGGATTGCCGTGGCAGCCGCATCGGTTCCGTCCGACAGCCGATAGGCGAGCACCTTGCTCGCGCCGCCCAGCAGCGCCAGACGCAGCGCCGTGTAAGCGGTAGCTCCTCCTTCGCCAAGCTCCGAGAACGCTTCGATCGCACCGCTCTCGCTTGCAATCTCGGTGACCTGCTTGACCGGGCCCCAATGCGCCCGGACCGGAAGGGCGACAACGCCCCTTGTTCCCGCTTGAACGGCAGCCGTTGCCGCCGCTTTAAAAGCCATATAGAAGCCGGGCAATACCGGCATATCCGTCGTGCTCCAATTTCCTCCAGCCATCGTATTCGCTCACCTTTCTTTTTTGGAAATGAATAATTCAGTCGAGATCATCCGCCCCCGTATGCGGCAGAACGATAATGAATCTCTCTCATCAGTGGAGCCTCTTCCTCCGAGCCTTCCTCGCTCCGGACCGAACGCCGGGACAGCGTCACCGCCAGTTGGCCGAATCGGAGCGCGTCGGCATCCACCATCGCGGCGCATTCCCGAACAGTGATGAATCGCTTCTGCTCGGAGTCCAGCTCGATCTTGCCGCTTCGCTTCAATTCCTCCGCCAGGCGAACGATCGCCTCCGTCTGCTCGTTCGGGGTCCTCCCGAGCACATGCCCGGTCAGTTGCTTGCGAACATTCACGGAAGCCGCATTCCCATCCGACGTCTCCAGGCCGACGATTCGCCACAGAACGGCGGGAGCCAGATAACCCGGAGGCCATCGTTCCCCGTAGACCGACCAGGCTGCACCGAGCAGCGACTTCGTCCAGAGGATCAACGCTTCCGTCCATGCATCCCGCGGAACGGTCTCTGCCCGCTCCGCCGCTTCGATGGCCGAGACGGTGAAGCGCAGCCCTCTCGTCAATGCCTGACGTTCCTCGTCCGCCAAGTCGGAGCCGATCGTTCCCGCATAGTTGCAGGTGAACACCTCGCCCGTCGAAGCGTCCGTCAGCGCATTCCCTTCCAGCGATTGAACGATCGCTTGCGCGAGCTCGTCGATCGCCGCGAACCCTGCCGTCTCCGCTTCATACGGCCAGACTTCGTAGAAGCGATTCACACCCGTCCAATCGCTCGAGATGCCCTCTTCGCCTTGAATCAAGACCAGGTAAGGCTTGTCCGCCGTCAGGCCGTCCTCGTGGGATTCGAGCACCCTCCCTCCAATCGAGGGAATCTCGGCGATCAGCCGCTGCCTAATTCCATCGCGCATTCGCCGCCACATCCTTCTGCTTCATGTTCGCTCGCCCTCCCGTTCCGGTTCTGCGATCGGGCCTTCGCGGCCCTCTCATCCTTAGGTGGCAATCGTACGACAAGCTTCCTAGCCAACGAGATCGGCGGGCTTGCCGACATTGGCGGCGATCTTCCGCTGCGCTCGAAGCGTGTAGGTGCCGGCGCTCGACTTGCTGATCTGCAGCAGCTCCGCAATCTCGGACAAGGAGCGCCCGTTCCCTCGGGCAAGCGAGAAGCAATCGCGCTCGCGCTCCGACAGCCCTCTCATCGCCGATTCCAGGCGGCGGGAACGAATATCGGCCGCCTCCGGCTCCGCTTCTCCCAGGTCGTATTCGTCCCGGCTCTCCCCCGCCGGCAGCCGGGCCGGGTCGGTCGGAATCTCCCGCTGGTAAGAGGCCAGCCTCTCGACGCCTCGCCGGTTGCCCGGCCTTCTGCCGGTCTCCAGCCATTCGATGATATAGGAGCAGCTTGAGATCATCTCGACGATCGTTTTGCGGTCGCTCTCGAGCGCCAGCACCGCTTCAATCTGTTCCATCGTCCGCACCGGTTCCGCTTCCTTCATGCGGCGCGTCAGCCGGTCGGCCGCCAGCAGCAGCTCCTGGCGGGTTCGTCTGTAATTGTCGGCCGTCGCGCCTCCCAGATCGATGGTTCGAATCAGCTTCGGTTGGAATGTCATGTTCCTCCACGCTCCTTTGCGGTTATTCCGTTTTGTTTTTTTCACTTTGCCGCTTTGTCGTTGCCATTTGGCAACTTTGCCAATTTGGCAAAACCACCATATCAACAACGTCTGCTCCGTTCCCCAATGTTGCTGCAATATCCAAATTCTGAAGCTGAGACGATCATATATTACCGAATTGGCAATTGTCAACCATAATATTGGCAATTTCTCCTTGATGTTTTACCAGAACGGAAAATCTGTTATACTAAACCTACCATCCACGGAGAAAAGGAAGATTCGCGATGACGCTGGGCAAGCGACTAAGGGAGAGGCGAGAGCGGTTCGGCAAGACGCAGATGGATGCCGCGCGAGAGCTGGAGATCAGCAACGTGCAGTTGTCCCGATACGAATCGGACGATCGCAAGCCGGAGCCGGAGATGCTGAGCCGGTTCGCCGAATATTATCGCACGACGACCGACTATTTGCTCGGCCGAACGGAAGACTCGACACTTGCGAGCGGGGACTCCGCCCTCTACGCCGAGTTCGAGCTTTTTATCCGCAATCCGGAGCACGGCGTTTTTTTCAAAGACTATCTCGATGCCCCGGAAGAGAGAAAAGAAGAGATGCGGAGATTCTGGGAGTTTATTCGAGATAAGGAACGAAACCGCAAGCCTGGCGACCGTCAGGGAGAGTAAACATTTTGTCCAATTTGTATTATGATAAGTAAAGTGCGCCCGAGAGGGCGTTTCTTTCCGCCACAAATACGAACATATATTCCCTTGTTGGAAAATGAGGTGCTGCCATGCTTCGGTACTACAAAACGACTCCGATGGAACAGTGGATCGAGAACCTGTGGAGGAGAGCCGGAATCTCGTCGCCTGCCCAGCTTAACGTTGATGAGGTTGCCGCACGCCTGAATGTGTGGGTTCACTATCTGAATCAATCCAGCAAAGCGTTGGAGTGGATGGGAATGCGTTCGATCCTGCTCGATCGCAGGCTCAGCCGGGCCGAACAGTGGGAGGACTTCCTGCACGAGCTGTGCCACGTTCTGAGGCATGCGGGCAGCCAAGCGCTGATGCCGCAATCGTTCCTGGAGCACCAGGAGGCGGATGCGAACCGCTTCGTACTCTACGCCTCCGTCCCTTCCTTCATGCTGCGGGACGCGAACCTGCCCGAACGGCAGAGCGAAGCCGCGGATTGGATCTCCTCGCACTTCGGGGTGACCCACAAGCTCGCCTACAAGCGGCTGGAGCAGATTCAGCGCCGCACGTTCGAGGCGATTCTGTGGGAGGAGCTCGGGAAGCTGGAGCGCGAACGGGTCGCCCCTCTGCCGCGAAGCCGCGCCGAGACGACCGCTGCGGCGACATCGTTCCTCGAGGCGTTTATTCGCTAGTCCAGTGAACAAGAAGAGCCGATCCCGCCACAGGCAGGAATCGGCTCCGCTTATTCGATCTTGGTTCCGTTGTCCACCGGCTCGTCCGGCCTGAGAAGCACGACGTCTCCCTCTCCCGGAACGCCCCCGAGCACAAGAACCTCGGACTCGTAGCCGGCGATTCGCCGGGGAGGGAAGTTCACGATCGCGACAACCTGGCTGCCGAGCAATTGCTCAGGAACGTAGCGCTTCGTGATCTGAGCGGAAGACCGCTTCACGCCGAGCTCGCCGAAGTCGATCCGCAGCTTGATCGCAGGCTTGCGCGCCTCCGGGAACGGCTCGGCGTGAACGACGGTTCCGATGCGAATATCCAATTGAACAAAATCTTCTATGCTCGCCACTGCGCCTACTCCTTCTTATGGACCAGCCTAAGCCCCGTAATATCCTCCGCGCTGGCCGCCGCCTGCTCGCGGATGCCTTCGAGCGACAGCTCGATCCGATCGAGCTTCACCCCGTGCTCCGCCTGCACGACCTTGATCTCGGCGATCTCGCTCTTCATCACGACGATATCTTCCTTGATCTCGGCGATCTCACCTTTCATCACGATGATCTCGCCCTTGATCTCAACGATCTCGCTCTTGATCCCGGCAATCTCGCCTTTGATCTCCGCGAACCCTGTCGTCATCTTTTCCATCATTTCGAGAATGAGCTTCTCCAT